GCAAGATCAAGAAGCTTTAAAAAAAGACACGCCAGTAATATAGCTAAAGGCAAAATGTCAGCAGCATATTGGGCAAACAGGGTTAAGTGGTAATGGATACTTTTGAGCTAAGAAACCATTATGCAGAGTTAACAGGCGATGTTGAAAACGCATTTAAAAGTAATGAAAGTGACCAGGAAGGTTTTTTTTACAGCGATGAAACAATCCGTAGAGCGATAGACAGCATAGAAAACGCAAAAAGATTATCGGACAGACCAATAATTACAGAAGCAATAGGGCAATACGGCCCACGCGCTGGTGTAGGAATTGGTCAAATGGGTGCGATGTTTAATCCACAATTAGCTTATAACAATGTTACTAATGATATGAATGATGCAAAAATAGCGTTAAAAGAAGGTGATTATGGCACTTCTTTAATGTCATTAGGTAATGCTGGTTTGCAAGGTATGTCTATGAATAGATTGCGTAGAGAAGGTGCAGCAAGAGGTTTGTTTGATTTTCTAAAGAGTATATTTTAGTGGCTGAAAGTATTTTTGATTTCTTTACAAGGGAAGCTGGGCAGAAAAGGCGCAGAGCATTAGATGATGCAGTCGGTGGTTTATTAGAGTATTTAACACCGCCAAACTTACGTCCAGCAGCAGAGTTTGCAGCACAAGTAAATCCAATACAAGGTATGTCAGATAGCATGGCGGCAAGTGGCGTTGTGTTTGACCCAGAGCAAACAGCAGAGGCTAGGAAACGTGCAGCGTTAGATATGGGTATGGAGATGGCATTTGCTCTTACCCCTGCTGCATTGGCTGCTAGAGGCTATCTCACACCTGTTCAGGGCGTTATGGAAGGGCTGTTAGGTGGCTCACCAGCGCAAAAGGTAATAACAGACGATATAGTAGAAAGATTTACGCAACCTGGTGAAGTTCCTGTTATGGGCAGTGGTCTGGGTGGCGCATATGAAATGATTGGTTCTGACTTGCGAAGAAATATGGGCAACGAGCCATCATCTAGAGAAATTACAGGTCAAAATTTTGAAGGTAAGGGCGCAAATTTTTCTAATATGAAAGCGCAACGGTCTAGTATTATAGATGACCATTATAGTAGAGGTTTATTGTCAACAGAAATGACACCGCCAGTGCCAATAACTTACAATGATTTAGCTGGTAAAACTATTATGGGATTAGTGGGTGATCCGACAGCTAGAAAAACAGTTACGCAAATAGGGGATTTACGTTTGGAAAATCCAGTAGACGTTCAAGCTGGTGCAGAATTTATGGATATTTACGGTTATGCATCTGCAAGGTCTGCAATGTCAGCGCAATTGCAAGAAGCTGCAAGCAGTGACGATGCGTTTTTTACTTTTCTAAATATGGCTGAAAAGTCAGGTGATTTTGCAAAACATACAGGTGAAGCTGTTGGTGAAGCTTTTAGGGCTGCTATGACAAGTAATAGTAATCCAATACTCCGTGACAAAATACCAATGATAAACGAAAAGATTAGAAAAATTGGTGTATCAAAAACGGAAAAGGTATTAGACAGTAACGGTAACGAAATAATAAATGCTAGTGGTAATCCTAAAACTAAAAGTTTTACAGTCTATCCGTTTGAAAACTTTAAGTCTGTAGAAGATCCAAATTACATGGCAGAATATATTGCGAGTATTCCAACAGGATCAGATCGTGCAGCATTTATAAAAGGCTTAGATAAGGATGCATTACAAAAAGCTGGTGTGCCTAACATCGGTCAAATTAGAGTTGCGTTGGCTAATCCAGATTTAATTGGTAGAGACTTTTTAAGTGCAGGGTATCGTGGATTTTTCCCAGATTATGATAAAGGATTAATGGATACGACAGATGATATTCATAGAACTTATGACACATATGTAGAAAAAGTTGGGCCTTCATATACTTTAGATCAAGGCGGTGGCGGTGTGCCAGCTAATCTACTGTTTGTAGATAAAGCAGAAAAACAACGTGCAAAAGGCACTGGCGGTTTGTTAGTTCCTACTTCTCCTGATTATAAACAATACGAGATGTCACCAGAAGCATCTAAACAATTTATGGATGATCGTGCAGTAGAAATAGCTGATACATTTGTAGAAATAGAAAAAAGATTTGGTCGTGGTGCAGCATTGAGATATGGACATGAACTTCTTTCAGGTGGCAGAATTAGTGGAAGTATGATAGATAGTGCTAGAAAAGCTAACGCACCAGGAATTTACTAGGAGCTACTAATGGCAATAACAACTTACGCAGAACTTAAAACATCTGTTGGTAATTGGCTTAATCGTGATGATCTAACTGCTGTAATACCTGATTTTATTTCATTAGCAGAAGCAGATATAGAGCGTAAAGTGCGTCATTGGCAGATGGAGCAAAGGTCTACAGCGTCTTTAGATGCGCGATATACACAATTACCACCAGGTTTCTTAGAGGCTGTAAGATTTCACTTAGACGTTGATGAAAGCCCAATAGAACTTTTAACCCCTTTAGCACTTCAACAACGCAGAAAAAACAATAATGACACTACTGGTAAACCACAGTTTTACGCTGTTATTGCAGGTCAATTAGAAGTATGGCCTACGCCAGATGCAACATATACAGGCGAATTATATTATTATCAAAGAGTAACGCCATTAAGTGACGCAACACCATCTAATTGGATTTTACAATTTTATCCAGATACTTACTTATATGGAACATTAGTGCATAGTGCTCCATATTTAGTGGACGATGCAAGGGCAGCAACCTGGGCGGCATTGTATCAAAGCGCAATAGATGGTATAAATAGCAATAATGATAGAGCAAAATTTGGTGGTTCTGGGCTGCGTATGCAAATAAACACTTATAATTAGGAGAAAAACATGGCAACTTTAGCAGATTATGTATTAGATGCTGCACTTGCAAAATTAGATACAGAAGCAGATCGTATCGATATAACAAGTCAAGAAGCAACAACTTATGCAGAGGCTACATCAACACATACACTTGGTAATTCAACTTCTTTAGCATTTGGTGCGCCTCAAAACGGAAATAGTTCTGGTAGAAAAGTTACGGCTGGAGCTATAACAGGCGCAAGTGTTACAGGAACAGGAAGCGCAACACATTTTGCAATAACTGACGTTTCATCAACAAGGTTGTTAGCGACTGGGCCGTTAGGAACTGCTCAAAGTGTAACATCAGGGAATGTTTTTAATTTACCTGCGTTTGATGTAACAATAAATGATCCATCCTAGGTGATATATGGCAATTAAGCTTCTAAATCGTGCAAAAATGGATACCACTACAACTGGTACAGGCACGATTACTTTAACAAGCGTTGCAAATGGATTTCAAAGTTTTACAGCCGCTGGTGCGGTAACTGGGGATACAATAAGATACGTTATAGAGGACGGAGATTATTGGGAAATTGGCACAGCAACTTATAATTCTACTGGGCCGACACTCACGAGGTCACCTTTAGAAAGCAGTAGTTCTGGCTCTGCTCTTAATCTTAGTGGCAGCGCATCTGTTTTTGCTTCTGCAACGGCTGATGATTTAAAACCACAAACCTATACATCAACATCTTTTACGGCAACGTCTGGTCAAACAACTTTTACCGTAAGTCACGAGAGTGGTTTAGAGATGGTGTTTTTAAATGGTGTGATGCTTTTAGATGGTGGCACAGATTACACGGCTAACGGCTCTACAATTGTTTTATCAACAGGCGCAACGGCTGGTGATTTGGTTATAGTTGTTGCTTTCAAAGCTGTAAATTTAGTAGATTTAAACGCAACAGATGATTTCGGACTTATTACAGGTAGCGCAACTATTCTAGACGATTTTGGCTCAATTACAGGATCATAAAAATGGCAAGACAAGTACAATTCAGACGCGGCACAACTAGCGAACATAGTTCTTTTACTGGTGTTGTTGGTGAAATCACAGTTGATACTGACAAGGATACGGTGGTTGTCCACGACGGCTCAACGGCTGGAGGTCATCCACTTGTTAAGCAGCTAAGTGATCTAAGCATTACGGCTAATGCAACTGAGATTAATACGTTAGATGGAGTGCCTGCAACGTTGACGGCCACTGAACTTGGCTACGTTGACGGTGTAACCTCTGCTATTCAAACACAGCTAGACGCAAAGCAAGCGGTTGTAACAAACGTATCCGACACAGAAATAGGTTACTTAAATGGCGTAACAAGCGCAATCCAGACGCAGCTAGATACTAAAGTTGGCGCTTCATACACTGGTGATGTAGATATAACTGGCGAGCTACTCGTTGACAGCTACAACGAAACCTACGCAGCGGTAACGTCTAGCTCTAACGCCACGACGGTAAACTGTGAGGCGGCTAATGCATTTAGCCATGTACTAACAGAGAACACCACGTTTACATTTAGCAATCCCCCTGCATCTGGCACTGCATTTAGCTTTAGCATTGAGATCATACAGGACGCATCAGCATCAGGCTTTACTGTGACATGGCCTGCCTCTGTAGATTGGCCTAGCGCCACCGCACCTACTCTGACAGCCACAGCAAATGCGAAGGATATATTTGTTTTCTACACGAGGGATGGCGGCACAAACTTCTACGGATTTACCGCAGGTCAGGCGTTAGGATAAACGGATGAGCACTAAGAAAAAGTTATTACTTGGGTCGGCAGGGGCGGCAGCAGGTGGTGCAGGTCTTGATGTAGATGAGGTGTTCAGCACGTTTTTGTATGACGGAACTGGTTCTGCATTAACCATTAACAACGGCATTGATCTGAGTGGCGAAGGTGGTTTGACTTGGATAAAAGGCAGAATGGCAGGTGGTTTTAGTCACTATTTGTTTGATACTGAAAGGGGTGTAACTAAATACATTAGGTCAAATGAAACAAATGCGGAAGGTACAGATAGCAACACTTTAACTGCTTTTAACAGCAACGGTTTTACTGTTGGAAGTGCTAATGCTACAAACTATAATACAGGTGATTTTGTCTCTTGGACATTTCGCAACTCCCCTATGTTTTTTGATGTTGTGACGTGGACAGGATCGAATTTTGGAGGTGGTAGACAAATCTCTCACAACTTAGGTTCTGTCCCTGGCATAATTATCATTAAAAGGACAAGTGCAGCTTCCGCTTGGTACGTTTGGCATAGAAGTAGACCAAATGCATATACAGTTCTTAATGAATCAGACGCTGAAGATACGTCTAATACAAAGTATTACTTTGGAGATGGCACAAATGTAGTTGCGCCTACGTCTACAGAGTTTACCACCCAAACAATGAATGAAAACGGCTTCACATACGTAGCCTACCTATTCGCACACAACAACAATGACGGTGAGTTCGGCCCTGATAGTGACCAAGATATTATTAAGTGTGGGAGTTATACTGGTAATGGTTCTACTCAATCTATTTCACTAGGCTACGAACCTCAATTTATACTTTTAAAAAATGCAAGTTCTTCTAGTAACTGGGTTATGCTTGATAGCATGAGGGGCGTTGTTACAAGTAGCTCCGCTGCCGATGATAAATATTTATTTCCAAACTCAGATACAAGTGAAGGTGGTGGTATACCTATGAACTTCACTGCAACAGGTTTTGATTTGGCTAATGAAGATACATCAAACAAAAGCGGTGACACGTTTATTTACATGGCAATACGCAGAGGCAGCCTATTTCCACCTACTGATGCGACTAAGGTTTTTGCTATTGACGATAGCTCAACCACAGATATTGGTGGGTATACTTTAAATTCTAACTTCCCTGTTGATTTATACTTCTTCAAAAACAAGGGCGGCGGAGACAGTATATCTATACCAAGACTTACAGTTGGCGATCTTAGATTTAACTCTACTGGCGCTGAAGACAACCGATCTTCCGTAATGAACTTTGATAGCAACACAGGCGTAACTAGAACATCTTTCCAAGGCGGTATTGACAGTGTTGACTACGCCTTCCGCCGCGCCCCTGGCTTTTTTGATGTTCAAGCTTTTACATTAGGAAATTCATCAAATCGTGAAGTGAAACACAACTTGCAAGCCATACCTGAGATGATTTGGTGGAAGGAGCGAAGCGGTACAAGTTACTGGATGTTCTGGCATAAATCCTTTACATCATCACAGTATATGTCATTGCATTTATCTAGTTCTATCGCAACAAGTGCAGATATTTGGGGAACTTCATCACACACCTCAACTGGGTGGTACATGAAGGAAACAGCTTTCGGGTCAAGTGGTGATACCTGTATTTCTTATACTTTCGCATCCGTACCAAATGTCAGTTTCGTTGGTTCTTACACTGGAAACGGAAGCGGTGGGGGAGCTACACAAACTATTGACTGTGGCTTCTCAAACGGCAGCCGCTTTATTCTAATTAAACGAACTAGTGCTAGCGGAGCATGGTTTGTTTTTGACACTGTTCGTGGGATTGTTTCTGGTACAGAACCACACCTTACTTTAAACTCTACCGCTGCTGAAGTGTCTGGCAATGATAGCATAGACCCACATAGTTCTGGTTTTACAGTAGTTCAAAATGGTACAACGGAAATAAATTCAATTGGTCAAACATACATCTTCTACGCAATCGCATAATCAACTGACGAAAGGAGAATCAACTGATGTCAGAATATCGTGAAAGAAAAACAGGTGAAGTTAAAACACAAGGTGAATGGAGAGCAGTCTTTAAAAATATGTCTCTTCCAAAAGTGTGGAACAGTAATGTCTGTGACGCAATGAACATTGACCCAGTACTGGCTTCCCCTGCCGCTACAACTAGTGCATATCAAACAAGCGTACGTGATGGTGTAGAGCAAGACAGCAAAGGTAACTGGGTTGAGAAGTACGTAGCAAGGGATATGTATGCTGATACTACGGATGACGATGGTAAGAAGACAACAAAGGCAGAACATGAGGCAGCTTATCAGTCAACGCTAGATGCCAACACTGCTACATCAAACAGATCAACCAGAGACAGCAAGCTTGCAGAGACGGATTGGCATGGCATGTCAGACGTTACAATGTCTAGCGAAATGACCACGTATCGCCAAGCTTTGCGAGATATTACAGCGCATGAAAACTGGCCTAACCTACAAGATGCCGATTGGCCTACAAAGCCGTAAGGAGAAAACAATATGTCTAAAGCTCGTGATCTTGCTGATTTAATAAGTGCAGGTAATCCTCTAGCAGACGGTGCGGTTTCAGTGGCAGAGATAAGCGACTTAACTGCAAGCGCAGCCGAACTAAACAAGCTTGATGGCGTGACTGCAAGCACAGCCGAACTTAACCAAGTAGTCGGTGCTACAAGCGCACTACAGACACAGCTAGATAACATAAGCGTTACATCTGGAAGCTTGACCAAGACGTTTGTGCAAAACGAAACCGCTGACATTACCTTGTCTCAAGGCATAACGTCTGCACCAGTAGTCTCAGCTACAAAAGAAGTGCCACAAACAGGCGTATCAACTAAGGGTAACTGGGATGTAAATTCCACAGCTAGTAACTACGATTTCCACAATACCGCTGCGAATGTGACGCTTACGCCTAGCACTTTATTAGATGTTACGGCTGCAACATATGATAGTAACTCAAGAAGCACTGGCGGATCATATGGCCCTAGACTTTCTTCCGATGGTTTAAAGTTATTTGTAAATGACCAAGGTGCAAATAATATAAGGCAATACAATTTAAGCACTGCTTGGCTTCTACCGTCATCAGCAACACACACTACGTTTAGCACTGCTTCACAAGTGACTGATGAAAGTGGGTTTTGTTTTTCGGACAACGGTTTGCATTTTTATTTAGCAGACTCAAATTATTCTTCAGGTCAAAACTTATTACATCAGTACAGTATAACAAGCGGCTATCCATATGATTTGGTTGGTTATGGTAGTTTTACAAGAACGGCAAACATGACAAGTTTGGGTGAAGCTGCTGCTGCTACAATATCAATAAGTTCTGTTTTAGTAGAAGATAGTGGCACTAAAATGTATATTTTTAGTGGTTCAGGTTCTTCTGCTTTAATAAGACAATACACTTTAAGCACTGCCTACGATATTAGTTCTGCTACTTACGCAAATAAATCTTTTGATGTTTACGCTGATTATGGATCAGGTGGTTATCTTGGTAACTCCTCACTTTCATCAGATGGCAAACAACTTTTATTAGCCAATGGTGCAGATGATATTGTTATGCATTATGTACTAGGAACTGCTTGGGATATTAGTACTGCTTCTAGAGTTGCAACATATAACCCTGCTGAAGATGCCAACGTATCAGGCGTACATTTAAAACCTGATAACTCAAAATTCTTTATGCTAGGTGGGTCTAATCAAACTTTTTATAGATATAGTTTAGGCTCAAGTAGTGTACTTGCTCTAGGCAGTGGCTCATTCGCAAGTACAGACGTAGGCAAACGGATTGTAGGCAATGGCGGTGATGTAGTCCTAACAGCTACGTCAGGCACATTCGACACAACAGGCGGCTCTGCATTTACGGATAGCTCTACGATTGCAGCAGGGTCTTGGTCTATGTTTGGGCTGAAATCAGCAGGGGATGCCGATGGTATTACTTTAGCAGGGGTTACTCAAACAGGTTCTCTTAATATTGATGAAGTAACTTTTGATAGTAAAAATATAGACGTAACATCTGTAGACAGCGATCCAAGAGGTATACGACTAAGCAATGATGGCACAAAATTCTTTATGGCAGGGGCTAATAACGATGAAATATTTCAATATAATTTATCAACAGCCTTTGATTTAAATTCTGGAAGTTACAACAACATTAGCCATCCACTAGGAGGAAGTATAACAGGCGTTTTAGATGTAGTGTTTAATAACGATGGCACAAAAATGTTTGTCGGAAGTCACACACCAAGCCCTTCAAGAGTTTATGAATTTAATCTTAGCACTGCATTTGATTTGTCTACAATTAGTACAACATCAAATACCTTAAGTATAAGCGGTCAAACTGGATCAGGTGCAGTTCATGGGGTATGTTTTAATAATGACGGAACTAAATTTTATGTCGCTGGTAGTTCATCTTATGTTTATCAATATGCATTAACCACTGCCTTTGATTTGTCTAGTGGTTCGTACCTACAATCTTATAATGCTGTATCAGCAGTAAATGACATATCTGGTGTTAATTTTAATTCTAATGGCACAAGCATGTACATTTCTTGCAATGGCACAGACAAAATACATCAATTTAATTTAACTACGGCTTATGATGTAACTACTGCGTCTTATGCTAATAAAAGTTTAAATGTAAGTAGTGTTGATACAGACCCAGAAGGTTTTTGTTTTGCTAATAATTTTACTAAAATGTATTTGGCAGGAACTCAAAGTAATAGAATTTATGAATTTACGACTGCTTTTACCGAAACATTCGTACAACCCACAGCCCAATACAACGTAGCTGTAACGAACACTTCTGGCCGCATAGACAGTTCATCATTCTTAGACATCAACGGAATGACAGCCGCACAAAGCGCAGGGTCAGGCACAGTTAACTACGCAGTCTCAACTGATGGCAGAACTACTTGGTCGGTAGCAAAAGGTACTGATGGTGTCAGGCCGATTGTCAGGAATAATAGCGGTACATGGCAGTATAATAGTCAAAACACTTCAACTCAAACAGGCTACGATTTTTCTACATTTGCTTATGCCAATAGTTCTTTAGATTTATCTAGTTCAGGCCTTAATGGGGGGTTGAATGATATTACAATAAGCAGTGATGGAACGAAAATATATTTCATTGATAACAATGGTATGGTGCGGCAACATACTTTATCTACGGCCTATGATCTGAGTACGTCAGGTTCTATAGTATCATTTAATAGTCGCGGTGAAGATATTGACCCAAGGGATGTCGTATTCAAACCTGATGGTACTAAAATGTATGTATTGGGTGACCATTATAATAGGGTATCTCAATACGCTTTAAGTACTGCATGGGATGTATCTACAGCATCTTATGAAAATAAGAATTTTGCAGTATCAAATCAAATGTCAGCGCCTATGAGTGTTCAGTTTAAATCTGATGGTTACACAATGTACGTTAAAGAAAACACTAATATAATGCAGTATACTCTTTCAACTGCTTGGGATGTAAGTACAGCATCCTATGCAAATAAATCTTTTAATAATCAGAGCCAAGACAGTAGTCAGCTTGGTATGTTTTTAAAACCAGATGGCACTAAAATGTACACAGTCGGTACACAAAACGACAAAATATATGAATACAACTTTGGTACAGCCTTTGATGTAGCAACATTATCTTACAGCAATAATTCTTATTCATTAGATTCTGCTAATGGTGGTGCAAGAGGTATAACAATTAGCTCTGATGGAACAAAAATATACATAGCCGATTATAGTGCCACAGCAATATACCAATATAATTTTGGCCTATTTGTTCCTAATTTTGTATTAACACCAACATGGACAAATGGTACAGTTAATGATGAGCTATATACATTGCAACAGGCTCTTTCTATTGGAGCTAACCGCATGGATAAGACCCAATTAGACGCTGTTGCAGATGCCAACCATTTCCCAACTGGCTCAAGCCTAGACCTAATGATTGCACTGCGTATGGATGCGGCTGCGTCTACACTGCCAACGTCTGATGGTGTGACGTTGAATTATGATGCGGCTGCACTGAATGAGAGTGCGGTGCTTGGTACGGATTATGACTTTTTCTTTCCTAGTAGCACTAAGGTGCAGATTAAATCGTTGGCTGCACAGAACTTGAAGGTACGAGTAGTATAAAGGACTGTAAATGTTTGGTTTTACGCCTCTCGCAAAAACACCAGTAGCTGATGATACAGGCTTATCAGTTGCTCAAATTATTGTTCCTAATTTAAATTTAACAACTACTATTTCGTCTATAATTTTAAATCAAACACATTCATTATCTGCTTCTAATATAGTTTCTAACGTTGTTATTGATACACCATCAATGCAAGAAGAAGAAAATTTCTCAATACCAAACCTGGTGTTAACTACTTCTATTGGGTCTCCGAATTTAGCATTTTTATATAATTTAAACGCTGAAAATATCGTTGTGACAACCTCAATTGGCTCACCAGACCTTATTGAAGCATTTCCAGTAAGTAATATTACAGCAACAGTCAGCATTGATGCGCCAATTTTGACAGAGGTGCATACTTTAGTGGCAAATAATATAAGTTTGTTTTCAGCAGTAGAAAACTTAAACATTACACAAGATCATAACTTATTAGCAAATAATATTGTAACAGTTCCTACATCAAATGTAAGATTTCAGTGGGATAAAGTAGAAATTTCAAGTACAATATGGACAGACGTTTCTACTGCTAGTGATACTTGGACACAAGCGGCATAAAGGAGAAAGTATATGGCTTTAACAATAACAAAAGCAACAGTGGGATCAAATGAAGATACATGGGGTGGTGTCACTAATGCAGCGTTAGATGCCATTGTTACAGAAGTAAATAACAACGCAGACGGTACAAATGCAACAACACCAAATATGACCTCATTCCAGGTTGGCGGTGTTGCGGTTACTTCAACAGCAGCAGAATTAAATAAATTAGATGGCGCAACTGTTACCACAGCAGAAATTAATATATTGGATGGTAATACAAGTGCTACATCAACAACGGTAGTAGATGCAGATCGCGTTGTATTTAACGATGATGGCACGATGAAGCAGGTGGCGCTCTCAGACATAAAGACGTACATTAATGCCTCTGCTGGATCTGGCTCAGTTACAAGCGTTGGTCTTAGTGTACCAACTGGATTAAGTGTTAGTGGCTCACCTGTTACGACAACAGGCACATTAGCAATCTCACTAGCCAGTGGTTACAGCATCCCAACTACGTCTAGCCAATCAAACTGGAACACTGCTTATGGGTGGGGCGATCACGGAAGCGCAGGTTACTTGACCTCTGCCCCTGCACCAAGTTCCGCGCAAGTTGGGTCTGCAACAGCAGGGTTAGCCCTAAATGCAGTAGGTACTTATGCGTGGCTTGGGCAAGCAACAGCAGGTACTTTTGTGGCTGGAACAAACTATTCTGGGTCAGGTCTTAAATACAGTGGGTTTTTGTCTACAAGCGTTTACAGCGATGACACAGCCGCATCTATCAATGGATCTGCTCCTAGTGGAACTTGGAGGGCTATGGGTTCGGCTGATAGGGTGTCCAACAGAGCGCCATCAACACTATTTTTAAAGATTGCTAACTAAGAGGTAATATGATGACTATTGTAATTACAGAATATCGCAACGCAAAGTCACTAGACGCCAACAATGACCGAATGGATGTTGAAGTCAATCATCCAGAATACGGATGGATTCCCTACACTATGGACGCAAGTGTAGTTAATCCTTCATTTGATCATAACGATTTACGGTCTCTTATAGGTTCAAACTTTACTGTGTACACTGCGCCAACGCAAGCAGAGTTAGATGCACAAGTAGCAAGCGAAGTAAGAATGATGCGAGATCACTTATTGAAGTCAGAAGTAGATAGCATCGTATCCAACCCACTACGTTGGGCAGATATGGCGTCAGAAAAACAAACTGAGTGGTCACAGTACCGTACAGACTTATTAAACGTGCCACAGCAATCAGGCTTTCCAAATACTATTTCATGGCCTACAAAACCAGAGTAAAATAATGGCAATTATACCACTTAAAATTCCAGCAGGTTTTTATCAAACAGGAACAGATTTGGACGCTTCTGGACGGTGGCGTGAAGGATCATTAGTGCGTTGGCGCGATGGGTCACTTAGGCCAGTAGGTGGGTGGCGAACTAATGAAAATATAGCAAGTATTACAACAAATGCCCCTAGAGGTATGCACACATGGGAAAGTAACGCTGGCGCAAGGTATGTGGCAGCAGGTTCTTTTAACGAATTAAAAGCTGCATTATCAGGTGGTACTGTTTATGATATAGCGCCTACGGATCTAGTTGCTGGTACAGAAAGTGCTGCTGTAAATATAGGGTACGGCTATGGCTTTTATGGCGTTGGAACTTATGGAACACCTCGTCCAGACACTGGTAACTTGGTAGAAGCTACAACCTGGTCAATAGATAACTGGGGTGAATACTTAGTCGCTTGCTCAACTACAGATGGTAGGCTTTTAGAGTGGCAGCTAGGAACAAGTGTAAAAGCTGCTGCAATTGCAAATGCACCAACAAATAATTTAGGTTTAATTGTTACTGAAGAGCGTTTTATTTTTGCACTAGGAAGTGGTGGTAATCCACGAAAAGTTGCTTGGTGCGATAGAGAAAATAATACTCAATGGTCTGCGTTATCTACAAATGAAGCTGGCGATATAGAATTGCAAACATCAGGTCAAATCCAAACTGCAATAAGGACAAGAGGGCAAACATTAATTATTACAGATATAGATGCCCACACTGCACGTTATATAGGCCCACCTTATGTTTTTGGTTTTGAAAGAGTAGGTTCATCTTCAGGTATTATTTCACGCATGGCAGCAGCAGATGTGGATATGGGTGTATTTTGGATGGGAAACGGTGCATTTTTTAGATTTGATGGAAATGTCGTGTCAGAAATTCCATGTGATGTGCATGATTATGTTTTTGGCGATATGAACACTGCACAAAAAAGCAAAACTTGGGCTTTTACAAATGGACAATTTGGTGAAATATGGTGGTTTTATTGTTCTGGTGGTTCAAATGAAATAGATCGATATGTTGCATTGGATTATAAAGAAAATCATTGGTTAATTGGCAATTTGTCAAGAACTTCTGGTACTTCAAGAGGTGTATTTACCTATCCTATGTTAATGGGTTTCGATGGTGCGATGTATGATCACGAAGTTGGGTTATCTTATTTTGATAAGCAAACAATCACTGTTACGGTAGCAAATGTTGATGGTGGCAATAAGTACATATTAGACCAAAGCAATTATCCAACATTAACTTTAAAAAGGGGTTACACTTATATTTTTGATCAAAGCGATAGTTCTAATTCAGGTCACCCATTACGTTTTCGCAATATAGACGATACATCATATTCAACTAATGTAGTTGCAACAGGTACACCAGGTAGCAGTGGAGCAAAAACTACTTTTGTAGTGCCAGATAATGCGCCAGCGTCTTTAAAATATTACTGCACTGTACATGGTAACGGTATGGGTAATACAATTTCTGTAGTCGCTGCTGATAGTATTTTTGCGGAAACTGGCCCTGTAAGTATCGGCAACGGTGAAAAAATCATGCAGGTAACTAATCTTATTCCTGATGAAAAAACACAAGGTGATGTAAATCTAAGTTTCAAAAGCAGATTTTATCCAAATGCTACAGAAAGTACGCATGGGCCATTTACCCCAACTAATCCAACGTCTGTAAGGTTTTCTGGTAGACAAATTCGTATGCGTGTAGATGGAGACACTCCGTATGCTGCATGGCGTGTAGGAACAATGAGAATTGATGCAAAATCGGGAGGTAGTAGATAATGGCTGCACCAGTATTACCACCAATTGGCGATAACATTGCTGCATGGGGTAATAACCTGACTGCCTATTTGCGTAGGCAATTACCACGTTTATATTTTAAAACAGCAGATGATAACCCATCAGAAGATGGTATTATTTTATGGGATACTACAAATAAATACGCAGTGGTTTCGCATAATAATGCATTTAGACAACTTGCAACAAAGCAAGCAACACCGCCATCAAGTGTAGGTTCAAGTGGTGATGTGGCAGGGATGATTTCATGGGATACGAACTATATTTATATCTGTACTGGATCACACGATGGTTCTACAGCAATTTGGAAAAGGGTAGCGTTAGCTAGTTATTGATGGAACATTGGAGATTAAGCCCAGATTTGCAAAGATGTAAGCCGTGGATAGAGGCCGCATTAGAGCATTGTAACGGCACACATGAATGGGAAGATATTGTTGTAGGTATTGCAAAAGGCACTATGCAACTATGGGCAGCACCAAGGGGGTGCATCGTCACAGAAATTGTGGTATATCCAAGAAAGAAAGTAATTAATATATTTTTAGCTGGTGGAGAATTAGACCAAATTATGGATATGGATCACGATATTGGAGTATGGGCAGAACGACATGGTTGCACTGGCGGTATTATGACAGGTAGGTTAGGGTGGAAAAAACCATTAAAAGAAAACGGTTGGACATTGCAGCACGTTCATTTTCATAAGGACATAAAAGATGGCTAAAGGCGGTAGACAAACACAAGAAGTAATTTTGCCAGAGTTTTTGGAAACTCCAGTACAACAACAATTAGGCATGGCGGCTGATTTAGTTCCTTTGCAAAGCACATACATACCAGATACTGGTGTGCAAGTTGCAGCATTATCACCGCAAGAACAATTAGCAAATCAATATACAGACATGGCGGCACAATCTTTCGGTATGCCAACTGTAGATACAAGCAGTTATTTGCCACCAGTACAAAACATGGGTGGAATACAAGGATATTCATCAGCACCTATGACTGAGCAAATGATCGGTAATGTACCACAACCTATTAGAGATTATGCTGAAAGTTTTGGCATAGCACCTGATGGAACAATTGGCGAAAGAGCGCCACAAAATCAACCTGTAGCCTTAGAAATGCAAGGCGGTAGCAGAGGAAAATAGGAGAATAATATGGCTGGCGGTGCAAATCCACAAATGACAGCAAACCCTTTTGCACAAGCATCAGGGGCGCAACAAGCAGCATTAGCAGGTACAGGGGCTGGTATGGGTTATATGCCATCACAAGTACAGGCAACGTCTTATCAAGCGGCTGATCCAGCGGCAATGATTGGGCAGTTTCAAAACCCTTACGAAAGCCAAGTAGTACAACAAAGTTTAGCTGATATTGGGCAAGCGCAAGATATAGGTCTTAATCAATTAGGCGCACAAGCTCAAGCAGCAAACGCATTTGGTGGCAGTCGGCAAGGTGTAGCAGAAGCACAAACTAGGTTAGGATATGGTAAACAAGCAGCTAATATGGTTGGTAATTTACGACAGCAAGGATTTAATACAGCGTTAGGTGCAGCCCAAAATTTAGCAAATGCACAAAACCAAGCATCACAGTTTGGCGCACAAGCTGGCATGACGGCACAACAAGTTAATCAAAGCGCAGGGTTGCAAGGCAATCAACAGCGTCTAGGGGCTGCACAGCAGCTTGGTAACTTAGGTAGACAGTCTTTTGGCTATGGTCAGTCGGTGCAAGATAGAATGGCTGCACAAGGGGCGCAGCAGCGCGGTATACAGCAACAGCTAATTGACGCTGGACGCGCAGATTTCAACAGATACCAACAAACACCAGCACAAGGATTAAATACGCTGTTGGCGGCTATATCAGGAACACCATCTGTCTCAGGTCAGCAAACAAGCTCAAGTCCTGGTTTATTTAATTATCTACAAACAATAGCAATGATGCAGGGGGGTAATTAATTATGATGAACCCTGATCCACAAACAGGTGGTTTATTTAGTTTCTTAAATCGTATGCGTAGACCAAACCAAGCAACTGGTCTTAGTCCATTGCAAAATTTAGGACAAGCACTTGATCCGTTGATACTTCCTGAAATGAGGGCTGGAGAACAAATCAGAGAACAGGGCGCACAGCGTGTTGCTCAAGGCAACAGAAATAAGACTATTGCTGAATTAGAAAAAATGGCAGTTAACAACCCAATGGCGGCACAATTACTTGCAGCAGTCAAAGCTGGCGCAATGACACCAGCCGATGCTTTCAAACAATTAATTACAACGCAATATGATACGTCTGGGAGCATTATAAGAGCAACTGAGAGATTTCCAAATGGCGCATATTATGTTGTTACCGATGCTGGTAGAAAGGTATACAATCCACAAGGTCAATTAGTAACAGGTGAAACAGCAGCCAAAACATTATTAGAGGCGCAAGAAAGTCAAAACTTGTTACAAGCGCAAGGCGTAGGTTTGTCAGAAGCGCAAAAATATCAAGCTAAAACAGTGAACGATGCTTTTGAAAAATCAGACCAAATGACTGGAAGTATTGCAAGTATTGATGAGGCTATACGTTCTATTGATGCAGGTGCGCCTAGAGGCGTCTTTTTCAACTTATTGCCAAATATTACGGAACAAAGTGGTAGTTTAGATAGAGCTTTAAAACAAATGGGATTAGACATTGTAGGATCAGTAACATTTGGCGCACTATCAGCTTCTGAATTACAAGTCGCAATGGCAACGGCATATCCAGAAAATGCATCTGCGCCAGAGTTGCGAAAATTTTTAGTAAGAAGAAAAGAAGCATTGCAAAAATTAAGAAAATACACTGAAGAAGCTGCAATGTTTTTGTCAAATCCTAATAATACACCGCAAGATTGGAAAGCAATCGTTATTCAGAGAAGAAATCAAGCAGAAGCATCTGTCGGGGGAAACCCCTATCTTGACATGGATCTAACCGCATTGAACGAAATTTTTCTAAATAGAGCCTCTTTAAATGAGGTACAAAGAGCGCAATTAATAGAAGCAATAAGGCAAAGGCGTTAGTTTCATGGCTACAATAGATGAAATGCTCAAAGTATTGGAAGCTGAACAAGGCGCAGTAAACGAAACTGTGGGCAATGGAAGCAACGGTAATCTCCTGACACCAGAAGCAATGCTTTCAGAATTAGAAAACCCAACAACGCAAGATGCACCAGAAAAAATTGGTTTGATTGATTGGTTAAAGGGTGGAAAAAGAGAAGATAATATAGATTTAATACAAAATGC